GATATCTTAGTAGATTTCTTTATTGAATGGTTGAAAACAGAACCTCATGAAAGTAAAAGTAGAGAACATCTTTATGCTTGCTCAATGGCGCTAGGTAGCGTTAAAGAGAAGTTGATTAGTATCGAAACCAAAGGGCGCAACATCCCCATTATGGAAACTTTAAGTGAGGAACATAACGATGATTAAGAGCAGCAAAGATTCTATTGATACAGTAGTGATTAACATCGAACGCTCGATTGACTACTTTATTAACCAACATACAGCAGACATTAACGGGGCAAGTCGCATTAGAAACGACGCCTCAGTTGTACGGAGCCTGTTCGAATATCGAACCGCTTTGCTAGAGCTGCTTGACGAGACTACTCCTAAGAAGAAGAGAGGTAATCCCAACTTTGGGAAAGACAACCCTTATCTTAACAAGGAGGTTAACTAATTATGGCTGAAGAAAATAATTCTACCCAAACGGATGACGTATTGGACAACAGCAGTTCTGAAGATCAGATGCTCGCAGACATTCTTAACAGGTCGGAAATACTCCAGGAAGCTGGTGTGGTTCCTGTACCCGAAGAATCTCAACCCGAGACTGAACTACAGTACTCAGAAGAAACAGGAACAGAAGAAGACCTTGAAGAACCTGTAGACTCTGCCGAATATGAAGATGATGTTGAATCAGATAATGGAGAAGAGACAGAAAGTGAAGAGGAAGACGGAGATGCTACGGCTACCGAAGTTGATACTTACGCACTAGATGACTTGGAAGACATTATGGTGACCCATAAAATTGATGGTGAAGAGGTAACTCTACCGCTATCAGATTGGATTGCTGGTTCTGCTACCAAACAACATCTCAGCAAACAAGGTCGTGAAATTGGAGAAGCTCGGAAATCACTTGAAGAAGAGCGTACCCAAAAACTAGGTGAAATTGAAACTTTAGCAAGCATTGTAGCCAACGAAGTTTATACTGAAGAAACTAAACATCAGAACAAGTACCATGAAATCTCTCAAAAGCTGGCAACAGCTCAAAAAGAAGGGGATACTTATGAAATTGGTGAACTACTTCAGGAACAAACCAAGGCGCAGTCGGAGTACTGGGAGGCTCGTAACAAACGAGAAACTCTCTCTACACAAGTAACTCAGCAAAGACAGCAGCTACAACAACAACAGTTTGCGGAATCAGTAAAACATTTTAATGATACCATTACAGAAATTATTCCTGATTGGGATGACTCGATTCAACAGTCCGTGCGTGATTTCGCACTGGAAGAAGGGCTTCCGGAAGCTCTGGTTAACGTTGTATCAGATCCTAAACTAGTTAAATTTGTAGATGAATTCCGTAGACTAAAGAAGGGTATTGAAAGCGGTGCTAAAAAGCGCGCCAAGATCCCTGCAAAAAAGATGCCTGCTAAAAAGGCTGCATCACCAAATAAACGCAAACAGGATAAGGAGTCGACAATCAAAGCTCGCGCATTCAAACAGAATGCCTCTAATAAAGATCAGATAGAGTTTTTGAAAAAGTTCGCTCCTACACGATAAGCCAGTATTCGGCTAATATATAGGTAAAACAAAATGGCAACAGGACGTTACGGCACTTCAGGTGCATCAACCCAGGCAGCAAACGCTGTAGGTAATCGCTTCCCATCAGGCGCGTCAAGCGCAGCAGTATCCGAGAAAGAAGATCTAGCGAACTTCATCTCCATGATTACTCGTGATGAGACTCCTTTCATGAGCTCAATCGGTAAAACGAAAGCTACTGGTATCTACCACGAGTGGCAAACAGACGAGCTAAAAGCTCCAGGCAACTCTCGTGTTTCACAGGGCGCTGACTTCTCCGCAGTTACTCCAGATGGTCGTACGACTACTGGTGGTGATCACGGTACAGGGGGCGGTGTAGTACTTGCAGACGCGGATCGTAATCGCTCACGTCTCGGTAACTACACACAAATCAACGCTAAAACTGTAGCAGTCTCCGGCACCAAGCGTGCAGTAGACCAAGCAGGCGTTGCAGACGAGTATGCATACCAGTTGAAAAAGCGTGGCACAGAAATGCGTCGCGATGTTGAAGCTGACTTGATTCACTCTCTAAACGTGTCTACACCAGGTTCCGCTTCAGCAGCAGGTTCCATGTCCGGTGTATTCTCTTGGGCAACCAACGTAGTAAACGTAGCATCAACAGACGGTACAGATACTGCTGCTCGTATTTCTAACGCAGGTGTAACTGCAGCAGAAGCAGGTATTGGTGCTAACAACTTCTCAACTGAGTCTACAACCGCAAGCGTAGGTGAACTTGAGTTGTCTCACATCGACTCCATCATGCAGACCATTTACGAAGCTGGCGGTAAAGCCACTAAAGTAATGCTCTCACCAAAAAACCGTCGTACCTTCTCAGCCAAAGCAAACGCTTCCGGTTCAAACGTACGTCGTAACATTGATGAGTCTGGTAAACTACGCGCTGCAGTAGACATCTACATGTCTGACTTCGGTGATGTTATGGTTGAACCAAACTACATCATGGGCCTTGCAGCAACAGCTACAGGTACAGGTGGTACTTCCGCTGACGCAGTATCTATCCAAGATGCTTTCGCTCTTGTTTACGATCCAATGTGGTTCAAAATGGCTACTCTTCGTCCAATGCAAGAAGTTGACGTAGGCCAGAACGGTGACTCCACAGTAGGTATGTTCGTTGAAGAGACTACTCTTGAATGTTCTAACCCTAACGCTTGGGGTGTAATCGCTAACATCGGCGCTTAAACTTAATACTAGGGGGCACCTTCGGGTGTCCTCTTTTTTAATAATAGGAGTAAAACATGATTGTTAAAATTACAGCTAACGGCAACGCACTGACCCTAGGTAGTGATACTATTGTTGCAGCAAACAACGAAGCTTACACTGAGCTCTCAGCTGCTCAGATCGAAGTCTCTGGTTCTACAGGTAAGATCGTTAACCTACACTTAAAGCATGGCAGCAGTACCCACCACATTGTTGGAGTAGGTTCTACTTCAGGAACAGTTCACAGACTACAAGTAGGTAATCTTACTAACGATGGTAACTTCCATACAGTACTAGATTCCCTTTAATAACAGAGGAACAGCATGTCCAAATGGCAACACACATCAGCATCAGGAGACCTTACTGGTCAAATGATTACTGATACTAATGGCGGTAGTGCTTGGAGAGTTGAAGGCAACATCTCAGACACTATCGAAGAAGTAAAAAGAGAAAGAGAAGCAGGTCGGAATAAAGGTTCACACTATCAAAAGATGTGTTCTATTCCTAACGTAATTGTATTAGAGCTTAATACTAAGTATAACTTGGATATACTAGATCCAGAGTTTATGCACGATCCTGCACAGAAAAAGAGATTGGTTTATTTGTTGAAAACAGAATATCCAGACTTACTAGTAATGACATAGAGGTTTATTATGGCTACTTACGTAGAATTTGTAGGATCTGGTGATTTCACTGGTGACAACGCAGGAATGATTAGGGACTGGGCTAACAGAGATGTATCAGTTCTTTCTAACTCAGTGGTGACCCGGTGCTTTGATTACGCAGCTGACAAAGCTTACAGAACGTTACGTGTACCGCCACTAGAAATCACGAGACTGTACGATGTAAATGGTACACAAGAAGAAATTGATGCAGCAGGCTTAGCAGGAGTTAACTCTGATATTAGTCCCAGTGCGTATCAAGGAGGTGGCGTACTTACTATGCCCGTTCCCAGCGATTTAATTGATATTGTGTTTATACGTAACGCTAACACAACAAACAAAAATCCAGGTATTTTATACAACGAAAAAGTAGATGTGAGAACCTTTAATGATGGGTATGGTCAAACTAAAGACTTTAACTTTTATACCAGGATAGGTGATGAAATAAAGCTACACGGCAAGTTTACAAGAGGTGACGTAGTAGAGATTCATTACTATAGGCGTTTACCTGCTTTAAAAGCCACCTACTCTGCTACCTATAATAACTGGAAAGCTGGGTTAGGTACCTTAGATATTGGTGGTGTGGCCACAACTTATTCCTCTGCAGTAGATAAGACAGAAGCTTCTTTCGATACAAGGCTGGGAGAAGATTCCTCTTACTGGGTAGGTAACGAAGCAGCTCACTGGCTCAGAGATGAAAATGAAAGAGTAGTATTATTTGGTGCCCTGTTAGAGGTATTTATTTATCTTAACGATAAAGAAGAAATACAAAAGTATCAGCAGCTGTTTAATCAAGAACTAGAAGAACTAAATAAAGAAGAGCTTATTCGTAAAACAAAAGGCGGTAATCTAGCAATGTCATTCGCACATGACAATTTGTTGTAAGGAGGTGTACAATGGGATTTAGAGATTCAGATAATATAATTGAGCCTATTGATGACGGAAATGTCTTCGATACAGACACTGGTGCTACTGCTATTTCTTCTACCAGCGAAGCCGCTGCCAGTGCCTTTGCTGCAGCTAATTCTGCGGCTTCAGCGGAAGCGTCTGCTGCCATCATTTTAGCAAACAACATTCCTCTTAACGATTTAAAAGACGTAGACACTACTAACATAATCGATAATCAGGTAATACAGTATAAAGCGGCAACTAGCACCTACGTGCCACATACTCTGACTACCAGTAGTATGTCTGATGTAGATAACACTAATCGAGAAGAAGGAGCTTTACTTATATTTGATGATAACTCTAGCAAGTATAAGTCTACTACACAAATAAATAATGCTAACATAACATTGATCGGAGGCTCATTCTAATGGCTACTAAAATTTTATTAAAGAAATCAGTTACAGGGGGAGTCTCTCCTACTTTAGCCGATTTAGACCAAGGCGAAATCGCGATCAACTTAGTAGACCGCAAGATTTATACTAAAGATTCAGCTAACGCTATCACTGAAATTTCCGGTGCTTATGTTGATGGTTCTGCTCCAAGTAACCCAGTAGAGGGAGATTTATGGTATGATACTGCTAACAACCTTCTAAAGGCACACAACGGTACAGCCTTTGTTTCTGCAGGTTATTCTAGTCTAGCTGAGCTAGAAGACACAACTATTACTTCTGCTGCTTCCGGTGATTTCCTACGTCATAACGGTACAGCCTGGGTAGACTCTCCTATTCAATCGGGTGACATTACTTCTGGCATGGTCACTCAACATGAAGGTGATTTGACACTTACTGCTTCTCAAGTTAGTGACTTTGATACAGAAGTAGCTAACAACACAGCAGTTACAGCTAACACAGCTAAAGTAACTAACGTAAGTACTAACCTTTCTAAGACCGCTACCTCCACTAACGTTACTATTAACTCTTCAGATGGCACTAACGTTGCTATCGGAGCAGCTACGAATAGTGTTGCAGGTTTAATTACAGGTACAGAACACGCTAAGCTAGGTGGTATTGAGTCAGGTGCTGATGTAACAGATGCAACTAACGTAACTGCTGCTGGTGCGTTGATGGACGCAGAACTTACTGATATTACTGCGGTAAAGGCTATTAACCAAGGGCTTACAACTACCTCGAATGTTGATTTTAATAATTTAATTCTTGCAGGAAACCTTACTGTAAACGGGACAACTACTTCTGTTAACTCTAATGAAGTGAACATTGGTGACTCCGTAATCGTACTCAACTCTGACGAAGCGGGCACACCTTCAGAAAACGGTGGTATCGAAATCGAAAGAGGTACAGCAGCCAACGTATCCTTTGTCTGGAACGAAACAGACGATGCTTGGGATCTATTCAACAAGACTCTACAGAACGTAGAGCTGGACGGTGGTAGCTACTAAAATAAATTTAAAGGAGTGACTCTATAGTCACCTCCACCTTACATAGAGGGAACAGCCCAATGGCAACTAAAATTATTCATAAGAAATCTTCCTTAGCTAACAGCATACCTGCGGCTTCAGCTCTCTCTCCAGGAGAACTTGCTGTTAACTTGGCAGACCGTAAGCTGTACTCTAAGACCACAAGTGGAACAGTTATTGAGATCAGTGGGGGGGTAAACCCTGCTGGCGATACCATGACGGGTGATCTTAACTTCGGTGACAACGACAAAGCCATATTCGGCGCTGGGTCTGACCTACAGATTTACCATGATGGGTCTGCAAGTTATGTTCAGCAAACAGGCGCGGGGCCATTAAATATACAAAGGGGTGTCACGTCTGGTTCTATTAGTTCGGGCAGTGCGCTACTGAATATTTTAACAAAGACTGGCCCTTCTTTACACACAGCAGCAAACCTTTCAATTCACCAACCGGGCAGCACCGAGGGTGTCGGTGATTTTCGTTTTAGCGTTGGTAATGGTGCTGGTGTTTCGACAGAAATTCTAAGAGTTAACTCCACAGGCGTAGACATCACGGGTACTTTGACCAGCGATGGGCTGACTGTGGGTGGGGTTGCTGCTATCTCTGGAACCACCCCTACATTGCGCTTCTTTGAAACAGATCAGACGGATGAAGGTACACTTTTGCGTAGTGCTGGTGACAGCTTTCAGATAACCAAAATGTTAGATACAGGGGCTGCGGATGGTATTCGTCTGGCTGTTGACCAGAGTTCTGGCGACATCAGCTTCTACGAGGACACAGGCACCACGCCAAAGTTTAGTTGGTCGGCTTCTAATGAGCGGTTGTCGTTATCTGGTTCGGATTATCAGTTTAACATTGCCCAGGGTGCAAATCAACCT